CTACATTACTACCTTGCTTTCTTAAAACGTTTTTTGATTCTTCAGTAGGTACTCTTATTGCTTTTTTTTCACCGCCTGTATTCTTAACCTTAGTTTCAATTGCCCCATCTTCAACAAGTCTTTCCATTGCTGTTTCTATTCGCTTTTCAGATACTCTTAATGTATCGGCAATAGTTTTATTATCTATCAAACTATCTTTGTTTAAAAGCTCTAAAATTGAACGATAAAGAGTTTTAACATCGCCCTCTAAAATATCAAATGAATAATTTTTTACTTCATGTTCAAATACAGAATCTATTGATTGCGCTCCAAACATAAAACGCTTATCTACTATTTCAAATTTATCAGCATCTTCGCCATGCATTCTAAATACGTCTATAATTTCATCTACTTCACTTTCATTACTTGTAAAGCATTGTTCACAATCATGTTCTTCAAAGTGATGTACCGCACGTGAAACAACTGGCTTTACTTCTTCTTCAATCGGTGGCAATCCGTACATTTCACGTACTTCATTTGTAGTCATTACCTTTATTTTTTCTTCAATAGGTAATTGTTCTTCAATAGGATCTAATTCTTTTAAATAAATACGATTAGCAAATCCTTTTAACTTTAAAAGATAGTTAAAGTCTCTTTCAATTTCTTTTTGGTTAGGTATTATGTAAGTATTTTTATATAACTCATAACTATCGTTAATCTGATCCTTAGTTCCTAACTCACCTGCTGTTTTAATACCAACTAACATTGGATTAGGAATGTGATGCCCTATAATTAATTCTTGAATAACTTGGTCATTAAGTCCATTCAATTGTTCGTCTACGTTTTGAGGTGTTAAATGTTCAATCGTTGGTTTACTGTTTTCACTTTGACTAAATGTGATTAGTAAGCTATTTGCTCTATCAGTTGATGTAAACTTTTCTTTTAGTTTAGCTTCAATTGTTTCTCTTTCCTCTTGCGTTGGCCTGCCATTAGCAAAGTTTAAAATAGTACCTGCATTAAAACCACTTTTAATTGCGTTCAATCTGTAATTAGATAACTCAACATCCACTTCTGCATAAACAGTTGATGCTACATAGTCAGGTAATGGGTAAGCATCTAAGTCAGGTCTATATTCCTTTGATACAAATATTTGTCTCGCACTTGGCTTTTCAGGATCAAATAAATCAATGTATTCTAAACCTGTTTCTTCTTTGCTTTGCTTTTGTTTAGACCAGTCTTTTGAATACCAATATCCGTCAGCATCTTTTGCCTTTCGTAAATTGTTGTAAGGAAAATGTAATGTTTCAAATGAAGTCCCTGCCTTATTCCAAATAATTTCTAAATAGTAACCGCCAAATAGTTTTTTATCTAATACACATTTTTTAACTATATCTTTTAATGTATCAAAGTTGCTATTCTCTTTATTTAAAAAGTCATTTGCCATTGCAATATCCTGCAACGTTAATCCTTCCGAATCAAAGCCAACACCAGCACCACAAATGTATAACACCTTACCATTTATAAAAGCATTATGCTTAGAGCTTCTATTATACAAATAAAGCAAGTAAGCTGGATAATTATTGTAATATCCGCCCTCTTTATCTGCTCCATAAATAATCCACTCCTTTGATTTTTCTTCTTTAAATACAGGTGTTTTGTGCGCCTGTAATTTAAGATTTATAACTTCATATAAATTACTATTGTCCATACGTGATTATTGTTTTTGGCTCATTGTCGTATTCGGTGTAAACAGGTTTGTCGCTATTTACTTTTACCATTCCTATCTCTAAAACACCAGTCGCTAAACTTGGATTCAAATTACTTGAACTTGTTTGCTCATAAATAGTATATTCATAAAATCCTGTTTCTGCTAAACTAACTACACCGCTTGTTAAGTTTGTAACTCCAGTTGTTTCTGTAATTAAAAACTTATTATATCTATCAGGATAAACAGAACTATCTGCAACTATAAAGTTAATAGGATTAAGTTCTACTTGATGTTTAAATGAGAATAAATAATAAGGATTACTCAATGTTACTTTCTCGCCTAAAGTAAATACTAAAATATTGTTAGTGCCTTTATTTATTATTTGCATTTGTATTTAAGTACCAAATTTAATAAAATAAAATAAAAAAAGCCGACTTACAGGTCGGCTCTTAATTAACTATTGTTTTAATTATAGCAAACCTGCTATAATACCTGAATTTACTTTATTAGCAGGCAAAGGCTCTTTTCCTGTTAAAGTAATGTTATAACCATTTTTATCACCACTTGCTTTTCCAGTTGTTGATGCTGAAGCTGTAAGATGCATAGCTCTTGTTTCACCTGCTAAATGATATACGTCATCAGCATCCTGAACAATAACCATTAATCTATTTTGAGTTAATAAACGAACAATATTACGATTCTTAGCAGTCATTTTATAAACGCTAAATGTAACTGTTTGAGCATAGAATGTAGTGCCATTCTCTACAGATACAGTTGCATCTTCGGTAAATTGTCCGTCTTCAAGTTCAAGTTCTACAGTCCAAAACTTTTTTCCTGATGCCATAGTGATAGCAGTAACAGTTCCACTTGATTGAGTGACAGCTGAAACATTTGCAAATTCAGTTAAGTATAATTTCTTTATACCGCCGCTACCTTGGCGGCAATCTAATGTTATTGACTCTATAATTGCACAGGGCATATTTTTAAATTTTAAAAGGGAGTTGTTACACTCCCTTAGTTAATAATTAAGCGTTAGTGTATTGTACTACGTGATCGATGAATTTTACAGCAACACCTGCTCTAAATGCACCAAACAATCTCCAAACTCTATCGTCTTTTGAATACCATGCTTCGATATTTTCTAAGTCTGATTGTAAGTCAGTACCGAATACTAAATTAGATGCATAAGTAGCAATGATACGATTTCTTACCGCTGTTGGTAATGAACCAGTATCAACTGCGTTATCGTTATTCATACCTGGTACTGCAATAACTTTCATGTTTGTTCCTGGGTACATTAATTCCCAATTGTTCCAAACATTATCAGTTGTGTACTGTGAACCGTAGATACCAAAAGTTGACGTGATCTTAGCAGCTAAAATTCTGAAAGTATCATAACCACAAAATGCAACGATTGGCTCATTTGCAATTGCAGCAGCTGGTACTTTTGCATAAACATCATCAAATATAGTTAATACATTTGTTGAATTTAAAGTAGATGCTGTTGCAGCAACTGCTGTTCCAGCAGTATCAATTGTAGATAACCAACCATTCATCTGCTTTAATACAGTTGAATTAGTGTAAGTTGTTTTACCTTGCCAAATCATTTGCTCAACATTCTTAGCAACTTGTGCTAATTTTCTGTCGATAATGTTTTGTGCAATAGATAAAGAGTCATTGTTTGCACCTGCTGGTAAATACTTTTGAGTGTAGTAAGTGTTTAAGTCTTTTAAACAAAACTGCTCTGCAAAATTAATACCTACAGTTGCGATTGATACTTGACTGAAAGTTGTAGTTCCTGAAGTTGTGAAGCTACACGCTTCCGCTTGGAATGGTACTGTACTTTCTAATACAGGGATTTTTTCTGTAGACTTAATTCCTGTACGAATGTCTACACCTTTTCCTAAGGTTACACCACCTAAAATTGCTTTGGTGATGAGGTCAGCTCTGTTTTCTTCAACATAAGCTGTCATTGAATCAAATGAAAATGCCATGATTTTTGTTTTTTGTTTTTATTGTTAATAATTATATACTTTTTTTCTAAATTCTTCTAAACTTGTTAATTGTTTCTTCGTGTTATTTCTTGCTTCGCTTAATGGTGCAACACTTGGAGCGTCTGCAACCTTTTCAATTAAACTAAACAACTTTTTGTTTAAATCGTTTTGTGTATTGATAGTTGTGTTTGCAGCTTCTAATGATTGATTTGCTAAACCTAATGCAGCTTCTAATTTTGATAAACGCTCGTTTAATTCAGCAAACTTTGCTTCAAACTCTTGATTATTATTAGATGACATTTCTTCCATTACTGGAGCTTCTTCAACTTCTTCAGGTTCGATGCCTTTTACAATTCCGTTTTCAATGTAAATCTTCATTGGCATTTCATTTACCATGATAACCATTTCAGTAACCTCTGCTGGCACATCCATAACGCCATCGGGTGTTATAACTTGCAATTTTGAACCTACAGCAATTTCTTCTGTATCTGTTCTTAATATGCTACCGTCTTTTGCTTTGTAATCTGCAAACTTTTGGTTTGCGATTTCATCTTTGAAAATATCTTTAAACAAGTCTTTCATATCTGAAAACACTTCTTTAAATGATTGCTTTTTGTTTTCCATTTTGTTTGCTTTTTAATTAAGTACCTTATTATAATATTTTTTTTATTTTTTCTCTTAATGACTGAATACGATCTGCTATTTTTTCTACTTCGCTTTGTTCTACATTTTGTAGTTTACGATGTGCAAATGCACCCTCAACTGAAAATCCTTTGAACACTCCCGTCTTTACAAAGTCATTCCAAACCTCATTGTTATCTACTTTAAACGTACCGAACCATGAACCCTCTGTTAATGTTGGGTAGCCTTCAGGTGTTCTTATTCCACGTGTTTTATCAATGATAAAAGATTCAACCATGTAAACACCATTAACTTGTCTTTCACTATCATGCATCATGTTTACGTTATGAGTATAACCTTTTTTGAAAAATCGTTGTGCAATCTTTTCAATTTGCTCTTTGTCAAATACTACATAGTACTCGCCCATTTCGTCTTTACGATAGATGGGTAAATCTGAAATCATGAGCGCACCGCTAATCAGTCTTTTTTCTTTGTCAGCATAAAATTTAAATTGTTTTTCTGATTCATCCATAAACGCAAACCAGTTTTTCTCTATGGCTGGTTTGTCAACTAATGCGATGTATTCAACTCCAAGTTCATCGCTTTCATCTATTACTAATTTGTAAACTGGTAATTCCATTTATCCTATTTTTGATTGGTTACTTAATTTATTTACTCTATCCGTTACTGCTCTACTTTCACTTTCTACTACATACGCTTTCATTGGTTGCATTTCTCTATTCCCTTGACCAGCTACACTACCATCGGGATTTAATTGTGTAACATTATTTTGAGCTGTTAATCCTGGAGCTTGTGCTCCGCCACCTTGTGAGAAAGTTCCTAAGTTCGAACCACCGCCACCTGTTGATGGTGTTGCACTTGACTTGAATTGTGTTTTAGCAATTGTTGCTATTCTTGCAACTCCAGTCGCTATTGCTATACCTGCTGCTACTGCTGCTCTTATTGGTGCATCAGGTGTTGTTATTGCCATTTGACTTGCATAGGCACTTGACGCTGACTGATATGTTTCAATTGTAGCTAACGCAATACCTGCTGCCTTTTTTACTTCAAATGCTCTTTTTTGACTTGCTTCATCTTCACCAGCAAATGCATCCGCTAAACTACTTATTGCTGTTAATCCTTGTTTTGTTAATTCTACTTTTTGCTCTTCACCTTTTTTATAATCCTCAACTGCTTTTAACCTTGCCGCTTTTTGTTTATCTAATCCTTTTTGTTCAGCTTGTATTTCAGCTTCTATTCTTTCATCTTCTAATTTGTCAGCTTCCTCTTGTTTTTTCTTTCGTTCTTCTTCTAACTCTTTGTTTATTTCATTATCTCTTGCAATTAATGCTTTACTTTCATCTAAACTTTCTTTTCTATATTTTTCTTCAATTAGCTTTTTTTCATTTAAATATTTTATATCTAATTGTTTTAATAATTCATTATTTGCGCCTTTTGATTTTAATTCATCTCTTTCTCTTTGGTAAGATAATTCTAATATCCTAATTTCTTTTTCTTCTGTAATAGCTATATTTTGAGCAAGTAAATCTTGTAATTTTTGATATAAGAATTTTGAGTTATCAATTGACTTTTGTATATTTTCTTTTTCCTTTTTATCGGTTTCATTATCTAATTTTGTTTTATTCAAAATATAATCCTGATCAATTTTTATTCTTTCATCATATAATGACTTCCTTAATTTTACATCCTTTTCGTTACTTTCTTGTATTTTTTTAAACTGATCACTATCTGCATTTGCAAGTAATTTATTTCTATCATTAATATTTTTTGTAATAGTTGCAATTTCCTGTTCTATTCTTTTTTTACGTGCATCACCATCTATTTTTTCTATATCTAATAATTCTTTAGCACTTTTACCTTGAGCAGCCGCTAATTGTTTTCTAAATTCAGCTTGTTTTCTTAATGCTTCGTCTTGAGACTGCATTACTTCAAGCTCCCTTTCTCTGTTGGCAATTACTTGTTTTTGTGCTTCATCTTCATCCTCCATTGCATTAACAAACAAAGCAATCACACCTATTAAAGCTGTTATACCTGCTATCAATAAACCTATTGGATTTGCAGACATTACAGCATTTAATATTCTTTGTGCAACAGCCATTGCTTGAGTTCCTAAGGTTGTTGACTTTAATAAGCTACTTACAACCTTTAAGCTATCGCCCATTCCAGCAAGTCCCTGAATACCTTGAGTTAAAGCCATTGTAGCTTGTAGCTTAACCATAGTTTCGTTTAGGACTTCATTATCAGCTCCAAATAAAGCAGCAGCACCTTGAGCAGCTTGAAATCCATTTGTTAACCCACCAACAACATTGCCTATTGCTGCAAATTTTTTATCAGCACCAGCGAAGCCTTCGATTTCAGAACGTAAATCTCCAATGTCATCTTTTACTTCGCCTAATCTTCTAAGTGTTTGAATATACTGCTCCGAACCTTGCTCTAAGCCTGATAATTCTTTTTGAAGCTCTTTAAATTCACTTTTTAAATCAGATAATGATTTTGCACCACTTATATTGGTTTTAACGTCTATTTCAATTACTTCTTTTGCCATTTGTAATAAGTACCTTTTATGAGTAAACTCTAATTTCTATTGGTGTGTTATCTAATAAATCATTTGCATTCGGAATGAAAGGCGTATCGCTTGTAATATCTTTTGTATTTATATAGAGTTCACTTGATGTGTTTTGAACTATCGCTATATAAGCATCGCTTCGTGTTGGTGTTGTTAAAACAATTGTTTTGCCTATTGTAAACTCGCCATTTGATATTAACTTGTAAACTCCAACTGAATCATAACTTGTTGTTATTCCTGAACTCATTGTTGTTTCCAATTCTGTAATAGTAGGTGCGCTTATTCCTGTTTGACTTAATAAAGCAATATACTTTTTATAACTTACATTGTTTAGCGTTTTTATTCCATTATTATAAGTTACGTTCGATTCACTTATTGTAATCCCGCTACTATTGGTTACAGATACATTTGAAATACCAGGTAATACAGTTACACCCGTTGAACTTGTAATTGAAATATTAGAACTCCCATCGCCGACTATGTTATCACTACCAGTTACGATAACACCTTTGCCCGAACTTACTAAGTTATTAAATCCACTTACCAACGCTCCGTCTGCTACTTGGTTATTATTGTAAGTAGTGCCTATTCTTGAAGTTGGTGCAATATTAATGCTATCTATTTCTTCATAACCTCCGTTTATATCTATTCCATTATCATCTTCATAAGGTGGCAATGTTTTAAGTTTAATAAACTCACATTTAGTTGTTTGGTTGTTTATTCTATCGTAATAAATAATTTT